GCCAACCATCTATGATAACCGTACTTACGATGCCATTGACGCGCGCAACGACCGTCCCGGACAGAGTGACGGTGCCGAACAAAATTTCCGTAGTGCCGCCGACTCCCGTGACAACAACCAACTCCGGGTTTGCGAAGCCGGTCGGCTCGTGGGTTACAGTGCGGATGGTGGAGTCGCACGTCTCGATAGTGTCCACCTCTGCCTGCAATAGTGCCAGCTGGGCAGTGGTCGCAGCGTCAAGCAGGACGTATGTGAGGTCAGCGTTGGGGTTCGCCGATGGCGTGATGGTGACGGCTGCGGTTCCGGCTACCGCCCCGGTCGTGCTGTGCCGGATCGTTACCAACGCATTGATGGCGGTCGTTGTCAGAACCGGGAATATCGATTGGATGCCGGCATTGTTGAGATTGACGACCGTTGCATCGTCGGCAATCGTGGCACGGGTCGCGAGGCTGTGTACCCCGTCCGCTGTGGTCAGTCTCAGATAATGCGTCCCGGTCAGCGTGAGGCCGGTCAGCGTGACCGCACACGTCTCGTCGTATGCCACGAACGCGCGCGATGGGGTGCCCGTGCCGGTCGTGAATGCAAGCGTGATATCCATGGGGCTACCTTATGCGCTCTGTAGTTGATTGTAAAGCCGGATCATGGACACCCGCAGCCGCTTTACGTCGGTTCTGTGGGCAGTCTGAACACGTGAGTGCAGGAGGTTCGCGAACGCGACGGCCTGCGTGTTTTCAGAATCCATCAGCCGTCGGCGGGCAGTGTCGTAGTTTGCGAGGTCTTCGCTCATTGGATTTGCCCTGCTAGGTCTATCACGCTGCGTCTAAGTTTGGTCTTTCGACACCGCCTGCATGCCGCCATTTTGGCTTGGATGATTGCCAGCATACCAATCCTGTGGTCGTCTCCTGATGCCTGGATCGTTTCGACCGCGCGCGCGAAGGCGTCGGGCGGTGGCTGTTTGACGCCTGCCCGGTCCAGCCACACGCGGAAGGACGCGTTCCGCCCGATCTCTCCGGGGGTCGCGTTGTGCGGGATCTGGTGACGCATGACTGCGGCGAGGTAGCGGAGAACGGTCCATTCGTCGGGCAGGAATGTGGCGAGTGTGGCCAACTGGCTGGGATCGTCGGAGCAATCAAGGACAGCCCCGGAACCGTACCACGCGCCACGCCCAAGGCAGGCAACGGGCAAACCGAGCGCAAGGGCCTCGGTGGCTACCGTGCTCGATATGGTGGCCACGGCTCGGCATGTGGGCAGGATGTCTTTTAGGGAGCCGTCCCCGGAGACGGTCCACCCGGCTGGTATCTCGATGCCGCCAAGGGCTCCCTTGGCCCGTGGGTGGGGGCGCACGAGGGCGGGGAGATCCTTGGGGATGTAGCGGGCACACTCCTCGATCAGCAGGCGCGAACATCCGCGCCCCGCGTCCAACGGTGAATAGTGGTAGCGTACGGAACAATCCCGAGGGGTCTGGCAGGCCAAGAGGATGGGGCCGGAAGGGTTGCCGCCCCCGAACCATTCCCACCCGTAGTGGTCCCGCGCGTGCGCCTGGACTGATGCGACCTCAGTCGCGGTCGGGTCTGGCTGCTGGTCGGTCGCTATGGAAGAGTCGCAGAAGTAGCCGGAGTGGTCCAAATAGACGCCCGATCTCTGCCCAAACAGTCCGTTTTCTACATACAGGACATTCCTTCCTGCTCTTCGGTATTGTGCGGATGTCCATTTCACCCCCCATGTGATTAGGTTCTTGCATGCCGTCCACCGTGCCCGGTATCCCTTCGGCCCGTAGACTGCCAGCGGGATGCCCGCCGCGTTGCATGCCGACTTGAACCGCTGCCCGATGCTCTGGGCCATGGCGGTGGTCAGTAGCGCGACGTTGCCCGGCTGCTCGTTCTCGGCGGCTGTCTCTTCGGCGCTCGCGAATGCCTGGCGCGCGGTGATCTCGCCACGGTGGAGGCGGTGCATGGTCTCGGTCGAGAGTGTTAGGCAAGGTGCCATTGCGTGTCAACACCCCACGTTGCATGCGTCTTCAGTCGCGTATTTGACCCCGCCCGTGGTGGTCATATTGAAGAGCCAATCGGTCTCGGATGAGTTGTCTATGCATGTGCCAAACTGGTACGCGTCCCACCCCGCCTGCGTGGTGATCTCTATACAGTAGCGGGTCACCGCAACCAAGTCTGCGCAACTCGCGGCCGGAACCTCGCTTTTCGTGCTGCTGTACGCCCATTCTTGGATGCAGTAGAATCCGGTTCCCTGGAACGTCGGGCTCGGGCTTGGCGACGGCGAGATTGATACGGAGATGGACACCGAAACGGACGGGCACGGCGAGAACGAGAGCGAGAGGCAAGGAGACGGCGACGGGGACGGGCTCGGGCTTGGCTCGCAACAGCACGGGGACGCCGTGACTGGCACCCCGTCTGCGGTGGTGAAAATCTTTGTCCCGATGAGTCGCGCGTATCTCACGCCTGGCTCCCAGAATGCGACCGACAAGAGGAAGATTCCCCCGATGATCCAAAGCGCCTTTGGTGTGCGGTGCATGATGCAATCTCCATTGGTAGACTCAGACAGCGCATGTGTCGGTAGCCTCGACCAGCACGATTGCCCCGGCTGATGTCTGCCCCACAATATAGCTTAGCGTGTCCGTCCCGTTCCAAATCGTGGCAGAAATAAAATGACGAGCCTGGACCGTGCCGCCTGTATCTGCCTGGACCCATGACACGTCTATAGCGTCTGAGTCCCGAGATACTGCCTCGCCGTACAGCTTCGCTTCCAGCGTCCCGGGGCTGTCGGTGTCGTTCACGGAAACCTTGCGGTCGGCGGTGATAAACCCGCCCGTGTCGGGCATGATGTCCGACCCGCCGTCAACGATGATGCGCCAGCCCATGCCCTCGCCCTCGGTGGGCTTGTGGATGCGGCAACCGATGCCCTGGATATCGCCAAGGACGGCGGAGACCCGGTTGCGGTACGTCACGTTTGATACGTGGCGCACGCTGTCGCCAGTCTTGAAAAGCCCGAGCCAGCCTGCGAGTGCTCCAGCCATGGTTTAGGTGTCCGGGGTTAGGGTGGAGACGAGGGTGCTGTACACAACTTTGTACAAGCCTGCTTCGCTCGTGCGTGTGGCGATGGCTGACGTGTTCGCCTGAGCCGCGTGGTAGGTCGCGCTGGCGGCGGCGGTAGTATCCGCAAGTCCGCGAATCTCGTAGGTTACCGTGACGTTGCTGTATGTGTACCCTGCGACCCCGGTCCCCGGGTCGAGATTCACGATCCCGTTTATGTCGGTAGTCCCCATGTACACTGTGGGGGCGCTGGCTGTGTCGGTGTATGCTGCCATTATTCCGCCACCAGTAGCTTGTTCAGGTTGTCGTTCATCGTCTTAAGCTGCGTCACGACGGGGGCCATGGCTTTCGCCCGTTGCTCTATCAGGATGGCTTGAGCGGCTGCGTCGTTTGCCATGATGCCCTGCCCGCGAGCCAACGCACGACGGTCTTCCAGCCATTCCCGCCGCTTCCGCGTGACGCGCAATCCCTCGTTCAGGCGGTCCTGGATCTTTGCGAACTTCTTCGCGTCCTCTGCTTCTTCTCCCGAGAGGCGCTTGGCGCGCTTGCGATTGTTCAAGAACGTCTCAACCTCTCCCCGCTTGTCTACCACGTTTAGGAACAGAGGGTCGCGGGCGTCGTCTCTGAGCTTCTTGATTGCGGCGTCTATCTTGTCCGTTTTCGCCTGCAACTCGATTCTGTCGCGCTTCTTTTTCTTGAAGTCCTCTAGCGTCTTTTGCAACTTCATGGCTTCTTTCGCCAGTGCCTCGCGCTTCTTCAGCAACTCCGCGAGTTCCTTTCTGGTCGCCCGCTCGCCTGTGATGATCAGATTTATGGCAGCGAGTTCAGCCTTCTTGCGGGCCAACGTTTTCTTGTCGAGTTCCACCAGGTACTGCGCCTGTGCTAGCCGGTTGCGCTCAACCGCGTTTGCGTCCGACAGTACATCACGCTTCTTTTCCGCTGTTCTGAGGGATGATTCTGCAATAGATAGGGATTGGCCAGCAACCTCTACGCCTTTTGTCTCCTGCTCTTTGGCTCGCGGCCACAGCAGCCCCTTCCCTGGGATAATCGTCCGGCCTATCTTGAACTCGTCAGGCTTTTGCGCCTGCCGTTTTGCCTCCGCGTTCTCTTGGTCATAGAGCGCTTTCATGCTCTTGACCACTTCCTTCTTCCGATCCACATCGGCCTCTGCATCTGCTAACTGGTCTGGCTTGGTTGACGATGCCGACGCTTTTTTCTCGCTTGCTACCAAGTCCCCCTGCGCGATTATCATTTCATTTGTGAGTTTCTTGACTTTGCCGAGTTGGTGCGCTTCGCGGTCCATAGATTCGCCCATCTTGGCGGATGTGGACACATACGATTGCACAACGTCATCCAACGCCTGCCCGATCTGCTCCGCAGAAAGTTGCGTTTCCCTTGGATTCAGTATATTGGTCAGATTCTTCCGCAACGTTTCTCTCTCTACGTCCAGCCCAGCTATCCCCTCCGCTGCCGCTGCGGTGCTGCTTGTGCCAGCCAGCTTTGCGGCCTTGAGCTTGTACTGTGCAAGCTCGGTTTTTTCTGCTTTCTCCCGTTCTCGTGCAATCGCCGCATTTGACGCCTTGATTTCTGCCAGCCTCTGCGCATCCTGCATCTTCTGTATCTGGAGCATCACATCGCCAGCCCTGCGTGCGGCGGTAAGGTCGTACCCCTCAAGCATAAACCCGATTGTATTCCCCGCCTCTTTTGCTGCGGTGGCCACTTTCTTGAATGCGGAGATCGACCATGTAACTGGTGCCACTAGCTTCTGGAACCCCTGGACTGCTCTCTCTGCCCAGAGTTCTAGGTTGCCAGACACTAGAAGCCGCTCAACCTGTTCGCGTAGTGTCTTGAGAACCGATTGCCCTTCCTTGGCTCCGAATAGCACGGCCCCGAGCTTCGCGCCTGCCTTCTCTAGGCTTGCCTTTAGCTTGTTCCACGCCTTTGTCGTTTTGTCGGTGTTCTCCGCAAACCCTGCAAGCTCCCGGTCCAGTTCGTCCAGAATCAGCCGCTGCGCCCCGAGTAGGTCGCCGCTTTTCTGCATCGCCTTGGCTTGCTCTACCTGCTGAGTTGTGAACGAGATACCTACGCGCCGAAGGTTTGCCATGCCGGTGGATGGATCATTCAGCGCCTTGGCGAGGCGCACCGTGCCCTCCCGCATGGACACGCCTTCCCCGTTCACATCGGACATGACTTCGGCCAGGTCGAGCGCGCGGGCGGTCAGTTCTTTGAAGTGGTCGCCCTTGATGTTCAAGAACGTGAGTTGGATTGCCTGGCTGTTCGTGATTACCTTCTCGGATACACCCGTCAACTCGTGCAGTGCCTTGGCTTCCTTGCCAAGCTCGGTTGCGGTGAATCCGGCGGCCCCGCCAGTCGTGCGGACTGCCTGCTCCAGCTTTTTCTGCGACCGGGCGCTCTCGGTGCGAAGTTGCCACAGCTTCTTGCCGAGGACTCCGGCGGCGGCGGCAGTGGCAGCGAATGCGGCAGCGGCAACCCCCGCCATCCGCTTGGCTCCGGAGCCGATTGCCTTGAGCGACGATTGCGCCTTCTTGAATGCGCCGCGAAACAAGTTCTTCGCGCGAATAATGAAGGTTAGTTTCTCGTTACGCGCCATTTGCTGCCCTCTCACGAATCCGCTGGACGCACCACATTAGGTCTTGCATCCGGCTGGCGGCTCCGGGGTCGGTTGGAGCGCCCGTGCCGCTCTCTGCGCATTGCTTGCGCGCAAGGGCATTCAAAGCCGCCAGCATTTCCTCGCTGGTGTGGGTTAGCCAGTACTCGACCGGCTGGCCACTCTCCACTGCGAGGCTCGCAAGAATGTCGCACATGGTGAGCGTTTCGGACTGCGTTGGCGCGGCGAAGTGCTCGGGCTCGTTGCCACCGGTAAGAATCTCTTCGGCACTGGCGAGCTCGGTCGCTGTCGCTGTGACAGTCTGGCCCCAATCCGTGATAGCGGTGAGGATGCCCTTGTAACCGTGCAGCTGGTCGAACGCCCCCGGCACGCGCCCGACGTGGGCAGCGTAGCAGACAAGCAGAATACGCATGTCTGCGAACGCCTCGCAGTGGAGTTCCATCCATGCGGTTGCCTGGAGGGTCAGCGGGTACAGGTACAGCCCGCTGGTTCCCACGGCGAGAGGCGCACGGCTGGCGAGCGGGTTGGTCTCTGCGAACGGCTCCTCTACCCGCTTCGCCAGCTCGAACAGTTCGGCCAACTCGTCAAGCGTCGGCTCTATGCCTGCTTCGCGTAGCTTCAGGATCTCCGCTTCGGCGTGTTCTGGGCAGTGCATCGCGTGTCCCCATAGGTCTACACACTCGCGGTGATGTTCTTGAATACGGCGACGGAACTGGTTCCGTATGCGGTGTTTTCCTCGACAAAGCTCGGGTCTGTCGCGAGCGTCCACCCGGTATCGGCGGCGGCTCCAGGCGTGGCAGAACAGGACGCGAGTTCGCCGGTCGCTTCCGCCCGTCCCTGGTACACGACGTTGTTGACGCGTGCCCCGGTCGCGCCGAGCGTGGGGGCGGTCTGGCCACTCAGCGACAGCGAACTACTGGTGATGTAGCTGTCGGTATCTGCCACGAATCCGAGCGCCTGGGCGCGCTTGATCCCGATCACAGTTACGCCGCTCGCGAACGTGTGAACGTCCGAGGTGTCCCCCTCGAACTCCTCGGCGGTGACCGAGAACTGCGGGCGCTCCGTCTGGCTCGTGCCGAGTTCAATCCCGGTGACCAGCGCACGGACGGTCGTGTCGATGGCAATCACGCTACCGATCATGGCCTTGGTGTCGATGCTCAGAGGCACATACGTCCCTGCCGTGTCCTTGGTGTTGGATACGATCTCGTACCCGCAAACCCACACGTCATGTTGCCCATAGACAGTCTCGCAGACGGTGGTTCCGTCTTCGTCTTGCACTTGGGCGTTGCCAGAACTGGCGGGGTTTTTGGCGCTGGATTGGAGCTGGTATTTGGTGTCAGCCGCTCCGATATAGTCGGTCAGTGCTCCGAAGCTCATGGGGGGGATCTCCTGGCTATGTGGTGAGGGTCTGAGGTCGCACGCCAGATGGCGAGGGGTTGTAGCGGATGCAGCCCTTGACGTATTGCGAAACGTCGATGAATGTCCCGTGGCGGTTGCGCGGATGGCGAAGTGCGGTGTACGCGACATTGACGCCACGGTGCCCGTTGGTCGATTCCATGGACCGTTCCCGGTAGCCGAGGAATGCGTTTGCGCCACGGCCAGGGACGATGAACATGAACGGGGCAAGCTGTAGATGTGTGCCCATGCAGTCAAGTTCCGGATTGCGCATCACGCCCACGTCGCACGCCGGGAAGGACGGGCGGGCGAGTAGTTCGTCGTCTGCGTCGATGTACAGGATCGGCTTGCCTGCCTTTTTCAGCAGGTCGCGCATCATGGTTGCCGGGAAGTGCTTGGCCACTTGTGCCGATGTCTTGCCCTTTGGCACCGGGACGACAGTGGACACGAACTCGAGCCCGAAGCTTTTCGCTTGCGCCTCTAGCCGTGCCATCAGCGGCAAATAGTGGTCATCGTCGGTGCAAAAACTGGCTACTGCGTAGTCCGTTACCGGACCCTCGTGCCTGCGGCTGGATAGCCGCTCTGCGATCATGTCCCGGATGCCGGACAGCCCTTCGTCGTTGTCGTGCTCGCGCATGTATTGCAGAGCGGTCCCCCCGAATTTGATACCGCGCGCGATGGCCTGGCGGGTCCAGTATGCCCACGATGCCCGCTGCTGCATGTGACTGGGGTCTGCGGTGTCGATGCCCCACGAATCTATCTGCTCGACCGTCTGCCCGTGGTCGTGCTCGTAGAGTGCCTGCGCGAGCATGACGGAGGGGGAGCCGAGGAAATAGACCGGCGGTCCGAAGTGCCCGAAGACGCCTTCCCAGTCGATCTGGGTTTGATGCAGCACGATGGGGAGGTGTTGGCCTGTGATTACCTCGCAACCTAGTTGCTCCAGGCACGCGAAATGGTTTGCCTGCTTGCCGGTCAGCGGGTCGGGTCCGGCGTCCCACGTCGCAAGGTAATCCCACGAGTGGAGTTCGTACATCCGGTTAAACCGCTTCTCCTCTCTGAGTCCTGGAAACGTCAGATAGCCGTTGTTGAGTCCCCACAGTTCGGATTCGTCCGGGATGTATCGCCCGATGTCGTGCGCCCGCTGGTATGCGCTTGGCCCCATGCCTAGGATTGTGATGTGTCTGCCTGTTGCCATTGTCTGCCCCTATACTATATCTTGCTGGCCCGTACACACTTGGACGCCTAATGTCAAGCGTATAAATTGAATCCGCCCGTCGTCAACTACGTCGCTGCCTGGTTCAACGCTGATCGTTACGTCCGAGAACGATGCAGAACTGAAATCGTCTTCGTCCACGCTCTTTCTGATTGCGCCATAGAGCGCGATCACTGCTGCCCTTTTCCTGTCCTTTGGTTGGAATGTGATGATGTCAACGGTCACCGGAACCACACAAACGGGTTGCCGGTAACCGAGCGGTTCGTTCGGGAACGCTTGGATGTTGATCTGCGGGAAAACAACGTCTTCGCTGTCGCCCGTTGGGTTGTCGTCCAGCCACCAGCCGTAGACCGTGCCCGTCAGTTCGGCAGCGGTAAGTGCCGCCTGAAATGCCGTTTTCAGCATGGTCTCGGTCGCGGTTTCGATGGCTATGTAGCTCATGCTTTCCGCCACCGGTTGTCTAGCTTGTTGTTGGCATTCTTGACCGCACGCGCATACGCAGTCTCGATTGCCCGTCGCCCACTCGTTCGCATGATTGTTTCTATGTAGCCGATTTTGTTCTCTAGTTTCCAGCCGGGGTTCCAAACGTCCCCCATCCTGGTGACCTTCGTCGCCCCTTTCATTTTCGGCTGTGTAGTCGGGACCGATCTCCCAAGGTCTGACACCATCCAACCCCAGGACGACCCTGCCAGCCCGTGGCGCGAGATAAAGCGGTCCGGATCAAACTCTTCGGCCCCAGCCTTCAGATAGTGCTTGTACGCTACCCCATCGCCAGCGTACACCTTGACGTAATAGGGGGTCTTACTTGCATCAAAACCAGCCTTGATATCAGCCTTCTTTGTTTTGAGAAGCCTCCGTTTCTTCGGCGCAGTCTTGGTGGACGATGAAAGCGACTTGCTGAGATACCACGCTGCCCACCGAACGGCTTCGCCTACGCCGATCTTGAGTTGCTTCTGAAGCCGGGCGATTAGATCCTCATACTCTTTCGGGGGCGGCTCAAGTTTGAAGGTGAGTTCATCTGCCATACTGCCCCCCAAGGTCGAGCCGCCGGAGGGTGCTTAGCAGGTTGGCAATCCCGAGCACAAGGTACGTGCTGCCGCCGAAAGTAACGTCCTGGTTTTTCGTGGGGGGCGTGTCGAAGTCGTCGGTGTCGAGCCACACCGACAGCGTGTATTGGTCGTCCTCGCCGTAGGTCATGGCAAGCAGTTCAGAGGCAATGGACGCGCGCCCAACCGTCGCAGTCTCGCCGCTGGCAGCGGTAAGTGTGCCCTGCATGTCGGCACCGAGACTGGCAATCACTTGGGCGGCGTCGAAGCTCATCTAGTAGCCGCGATCCGCGAAGAGACCGGTCACGGAGACCGGGCAGATAGCGTCAACGCCAACGATGGCGACGTGGGCACGGAGATAGCCGAGCGACTTCTGCAAGTCCACTTCCTGGGCCTGGACCGTGTGCCCGGCGGTGGTCGATGCGGTGAAGGTCAGGAGGTCCGTGCTCGTGGCAAACGCGGTATCGGCGCACGTCTGTAGCGTCACGATTGCGGTTGGGCTTGTGCCAGCGGTATCGGTGGACGATGTGGCCCACGCATTGACGGTGACGACTCCCCAACCGTTGTAATCCACGGTGGCGGCGACTGCTCCGTTGGCTTCGCCGGCAGAGTCGCCGGTGTCACCAGTGGCGCTGGCCGAGTAAAAATCTACGGTAACTCGATCTTTTCCGGGGCGAAACATGGTAGGTACTCCTGTGTTTGTGTAGGTGGCAGCGAATAGGGTAGGCGAGTCCCTATTCGCTGCCCTGCGGCAGAGGCAGAGGGGAAAGCCTAGGAAGTCACGTCACCGTCGTAGGTGAACGCCTGGCCGTTGCGGACCATCACATCCACATCCTGGAGACCGATCACGCGGACGCCGCCCTGTTTGGAGAGCGCGTAGGGATCGACGGTGAGGTCGAGAGCGCCCCACATGCCGATAACCAGTTGCGACCAGACTCCGAGAGTCAGGGAGTTGTCGGGGCACTGGTTGCTGATCTGGTACGGGATGCCAATCATCCGGTCAGAGGTCGGGTCGAGCAGGAGGCCGTCACCGGTGCCCTTGGCAGTGGTACACATCTTGGCCCAGACCTCGGGGGTCATCAGCCAACCCATGTCGCCGAGGTCGGCGTTGTCCGTCTGGGTTGCGGTGATGAAACTCAAAATCTCAGCGTAGGTCGGGGTGCCGTCGGTCACGGTTACGGAGTTCACGTCGTCGCCGTAGATCAGCCCCTTCGGCTGGCCACTGGCCCCGGTTCCCTCGATGGCCACGCGGTCAACTTCCAACGACAGGGCGCGCTGGATGTCGTTCATTACCAACTGGTCGGCGGCGATGCTGGACTGCTTCAGAAGTTTACGAGAAACATCAACCGTGGCACCGACAGTGTGTGGGTTACCTGCCACTTGCCCGAGAGTCGGGGTGCTCTCGGTTACGTCGGTGCTTTCTGCGACCCAGTACGCGGCGCTCGCGCCGGTCTGCTTCGGGATCTCGATGTCCCCGACTAGTCCGGGCATCATCGTGGCCCCGAGGCGTTGCACAACGGATTTTTTCGCGAGGATGTCGATAAACAGGTCGCTTCGGAGGTCGGTGGCGACGAGGTTTCCACCACTGCCGCCGGCTTCGAGGTCACGCCGCAGAAACAGCTGCGCGGGGATTAGGATACCCTTCGCGGTGCGGTTTGTGGTCTTGGCGATGTGGTCGGAAATCTCGCGCTCAAACGTGGCATCCACGCCTCGCTCACCGGGGATCATCGACCGGATAGCATTCATTATGCTGTATCGGGCGATGTCCTTCTTGTCCAGGTCAACCATATCGGCAGCGGTCTGGCGGGTGATTGGGGCGGCTTCGGGCGCGCCCTGGATCGCGTTGAACGCACGGACCTTGAACTGGTCGGGGCTGTCGCCAGCGGCGAGCGCAGCGTCACGCAGGGTCACTGGCACCTTGTTGACTTCGGCGATGGCGTAGATTTCCATGGTTTCGGCACGGAGGTCACGGGCGACAGGAGGCTCTGCGGTCACGGGCGGGGGAGGCGTGGCGACGGGCGGATTCACGACGGGGGGGGCTTCGGCGGGCATGGTGTTGCTCTCCTGTGTGGATGCTTCGGGTTTGTGATCTCGGGAAATGCCGATAGTAGTGTCGGCGGGGGCGTTGCTGGTGATGGCGGCACCGGTGGGTTTCCATTTGCGGGCCGTGAGAATGGGTACACCGTCTTCTTCGCCGGTCTGCTCCAGGCTGGCGAGGTCCACGAATGCCTCCACACTCACGGATCTGCGGAGTTTGGCGGCACAGTCCTTGGCGATGTTGGCGGCGCGCTCTCCGGCACACCACTCGATGGGACCGCCGAGCTTGTGCCCGTCCGTGGTGATGTCTCGAATCAGCCCGATCTGGTCGCCATAGTGGCCGTCGCGGATAGGCAGGCCGTCGCGGGTGAACGTGTCGTCGATTGCGCCGGGGGAATGGTCGAGGATCAGCAGTACATCTTGGTACGCGTCATTCCACAGCATGAAATCTCGGGCAGGCGCGTCGGAGGAAACCGATGCCATGACGACGGACGCGTCGGGCTCGCCCTCGCGCACGACGGGCGCAAGCATTGCCTCGCGGCGGATGGTCCCGGCTGGCAGGTCGCTATTTGGGTGTGGCTGTTGGTTGCTCATTGCTGTACAGCGGCTCCAGATATGTGCCCTTGACCTTCGGCGTGATCGCCTTGATCTGGTTCACGTTTTCGGTCATGTCGTGCCCTAGCTCGTCTGCGATGTCCGGGCCGGATTTCCAGCCGTTCTGCTGTGCCATTAGGTTGGCTTTGCTGTCGCTGTTCGGATCAACCCAAAGCCACCTGCGACCGCGCCAACTGTGGTTGGCGAACTTGCGGAACTTCGCGGCGGGAAGGGGAGAAGACGGGGAGAGAAGCCAGACCTTCAACCACTCGCGGTTGACCCTGCGGCAGATGTCGCGTATCATCATGGCCTGCGCCATCTTGTAGATGTCCCGCTCGGTCAGTTTCCCATCGCGGATGCTGGAGTAGGTCACCTTCGTGAGGTCGTTCGCGAGGGTGTTGTATGCGGTGCCTGTTCCTGCCCCTACGGCGCGCAACATTGCTGCGCTGAAGTCGCCGACTGCGGGATTCGGGCGGGTCGGCGTGTTGTTCTTTTTGGTCCAGCCTACAGGAATAAACTCATTATCTCCGGGCTGGGAATCTCGGATGGCATCGATTGCAGTCTGTTCGCTCGCCATGGTATCGGCATCCACGCCGCCTTGGCTCTCGTATGTGCTGACTTGGTTCGCGTCGGCACGGGCAGCGACCAGCTCTGCTTGCTCGTACTCGTTAAGCATGTGCAGCCTGCTGAGGCTCGCGTACATCTCCGGCACGCCACGGGTCTGGCGGGCGTTGTGCTTCTTGAAGCAATGCACGATATCGGAAGCGGGTACGCGGGTATAGCTCCCGCCGGATTGCATGTAGTCAGCAGCCCAGATGGTGTTCGTGCTGGATGTATCTTTCCACCAATAGGCGAGGGGCTTCCCGAACGCGTCCACCTCCACACCGTTGATGATCTCGACGCCTGCCATGCTGGGCATTCGGTCGCGCTCGGTGACGTTCAGCTTCGCATCGCACACCGCCGGGTTGAGTGCCTGGAGCGAGAAGCCGAATGGGTTCTCAGGCCAGCCGTTGCGGTGGATTCGGTGGAACGATTCGCCGTCTCTGGCGATGGACTGCGCGGCGAATACGCAGTGCCCTCGAAAGTCAAACTGCCCGGCCTTGTCAGAGTATTCTGGGGAGGTGGCCCACTCGTACCAGCCGTCTTTTAGCATCTCAGCTGCTCGCTCGTCAACGGTCCCATCCCCGTATGGAGGCGTCGGGCGGTATGAGAATCCCGTGTCGCCAACGACGTTTGTCTCGAAAAGCTGCACAATGCGCTTTGCGTAGGGGTTGTTTTTCGCTTCCTGCCTGGACCGTCCCCGCATAACGTCCAGCTGGTGTGCCATCGTGCCGGACACCCACCCACCGTCCATGGTCCAATCGGCCAAGAGGTCGGAGGTCTTCGCCGCGTTGAAGTCGCGGACGATTCGCCCGGCGCTCTTGGGCTTGCGGCGCGTAATGTTGAATCCAAAGATTCTCATACGAACCTCGTCTGCATGCGCTGGCGAGAGGATAGGTCGCGGTCCCTGCGCATCTTGTTGCGCTCGCCCTGGACTTGCGCCGCGAACTTGCTTTCCCACTTGGCCAGTTCGGCGGGACGCATGAACTGCAGCTGCACGTCCCCCATGGCGACCGTCTTCTGGTCGGAGGTCGCGCGATTTTTGATGTTTGCCTGGATTGCCTCAAGCGCCATCTCCGCATAGCTGCGAGCCGCCAAGTTCTGGCGCACAATGAAGACGCCAGAATCAATCTCGGTGACCACGCCTGCGGCTGTGGTGTAGATCCCTGAGAAAAAACAGTCGCCAGGCTCCCACTGCACCGTGTCGGCAGCGGCAACAGCGAGGGTCCAGGACGTGCCAGAGGCAACAGCATCTGCGTCGGTGCGCTTCGCCCCGGCCCGGAACGTGTATTTGAGCGTGATGTCTGTCCCGGCAGGATAGCGCGTCCACGTCATGTTGGCTGTGATGGTCTCGCCAGCAAGACGGGTGCCGATTTCTTGGACAGTGTACGGGACTGTGTACGCCATATGCACAGTATTGTGCATTCAGTGTACAGTGGCAACTGCTCGGCTTTACAGGACGGGCCTACAATGCAAACCACGTGACCCACGTATGGGCGCACGCGTGGCACTTGCGGTACTGGACCCGGCGGCGACCGATGTACCTGCCGCTCTGGGTTGGGGCTGAACGCACCCAGGACGCGCCACCGCACTCCGGGCAACGGTGCGTTTCCCCGCGCTGGATCTCGTAGCGGGCGAGGTAGGTCATGCTACCCGTCATGGATGCAGATCTCGTGCCCGCAGTCCGGGCAGCGAATCACTGTGTAATAGTGCCCGTACCCAACCTCCAGCCTCGTGGTCCCGCACTTCGCGCAACCGCAAAGCGTGGTGTCGTCGGGCGGTTCGTAGCATTGGTGTAGCCGGAACGGCACGTCTGGGACAATAGACAACACAAACCCGTCTCGCTCGATACGTTGGCCGTCTTTGTGTGTCATGGCCTTGGTCTCCTTTTGCCCGGTCTTGCCAGGCTGTACGATTTCGGTCTCTTGGGTTTGTCCTGCCTGGATTTCGGCACCGTGCCGCTTGCGCTCGCGCCTTCGAGGTTGGCCTGTACGAGCGCAATCACCATGGCATCCGACAGATGGTTTTCGTATTTGCTGTCGTTGCCCCACACCTGGACCTCTTTCCCGTCTGCCCGGATTTCGACCCGGATCAGATAGTCCGCACAGATAGCGAGGCTCATCGCGTCGTGCCTGCCACCGTGCGGGAGTTGGATGCTCCCTGGGCTCCCGAGTTCGGTGGTAAACGCCTCTTGCTGGAGTCGGTGCCAGTGGTGGCTATTGAACCACACTTCCTCGCCCTTGTCCCCCTTGTACCCGTGACACTGCTCCCCCATCGCCCGGAGTTTCGACCGGTTGGATAGCTGCGGAAGGCGGAATTTTGTCGAGCCGACGCCACGGCAGGGAACGATGGTTATCTCGGTTTCCTCGCGCAACTCCTTGCAGACCTCGTACACCAGCTGCGTGGCATAGTTGCCGTCTATCCCGATAGCCTGGAGTGCCGGGAACCGCCGGATCAGTTGGCGCACGAGAACCTTGATGCCTGCCCGGATTGCGGTACTGCTCGGCTGGCTGCTCTCCGGGGTCCACAGTGGCTGATTGCCACCTGGGTACGTCCCGTAGTCGGGCACCCAAACGGCAAGGGCAGGCGTGGACGCAGCTACACACCAGTTCAGCGCGGTCGCTGTCCCCACATCGATACCTGCCACAACGATAGACGCGTCCTCCGGCCACTCGCCCCGGCGGAAGTCGCCCGTCCTGGTCGCCACCTGCTCGGGTTTGAGCACGAGAATCCCGGCGGCTTCTTCTTCTGGCGCGTTTTGGCGCTCTTGCAGAAATGCTTTCCGCCCCATCCGGTAGTAGTCTGCCATCGCTGCCCAATACGCGTCTGGGTCGCCGTGCTCTGCGTCGAATCTGTCGTCCCATGATACCGTCATGCCCGCCCGCATGGCCTCGCCGTGCTCGATGTAGTAGGCGTGGGCCTCTGCGAGTTCGTCATCGCGACCGGCAATTCTGAGGCGATTCCATTCCTCCCACAGTGGCATCTCGCCTTCCTCCCCTCGTTCGTCCGGCCAGGATGTAATCTGCGGGACAACAACAGAGGCCCAGTCGGGTTCCTCTTCGTCGTCAAGGAAATGGGAGATAGTATCGCGGGCCGCAATGCGCGTGCCAGGCATCACGGCGGCTATCCGCGTCCCGGGCCCTGCCATGCCCAGCACGTCCTCCCGGATCTTCTCCACGTTGGCCTGCGAGAGGACGATTGATCGGGCCGTCTTCTTGTCGGACGGGTCGTCAATAAGAAGCACGTCGGGCCGAATCACCGTGCCATCGTCCAGCGTGAACTGCATCCCGCGCGGGTTGCCGCCAAGGGACGCGGACCCGAGCACCCCAACTGAACCAGGAAGCACGATCAGACCGTCGGACAGGACCAGTTGCGCGCCGGTCGGCTCTGGCGCGTCGGTCCAGTGGATGGACGCCAGCCGCTGGCTGTTGCCCCGGCACTGGGAGAACGGCACGCAGATTTCTGGGTAGTCGGCAAGGAGGCGTTTGTTTCCACACAGGTTTGTTTTCCAAAAGCGGAGCGCCCGGAGCGCGTCTTTTTCCTTCCACGGGATCACAGCGACAAACCGGATAATTGCCGCAATGGCAGCCCGAAGGGATAGCCCGTTGATCGTGGTCGTCTTGCCAGACCCACGGGGCGCCGCGACCACGCACCAGTTGCCGTTCTGCACAGCCTCGTCAAATGCGGCGGCAATGTCCTCGTGCATCTGCCCGAATGGCTTGCCGAACGCGCCCGGCATGTAGTGTGCGAGCCACGCCAGCCCGTTGCCGTCCTGCTCAAGTCTCGCCCGTCGCTCCGGGTCTGCACACTCCCTGCGCTTGCACGCGTTGTGCCTGGCGACGTGAGCAGCTATGCGGGCTGCACCGGAGACTGGGGGGGGCTTCTTCTTTGTCGCCTTCGTGGCGCGTTTGAAGGCCATTACTCTTGGTCCTCTGGTTCACCATCCGGGACAAACGAACCCGCAACCTCTGCCAGTTCCAGAAACTGCTTCTGCGCTGGCGCTGCGCCAGCGCAGAAGCAGTTTCTGGAACTGGCAGAGGTTGCGGGTTCGTTTGTCCCGGAT